TGATTGTTTTTAGGTTGGTCATTGATTTAAGGGTTTAGTAATTGAATTAACTTTTTGGATGATAAGGTCGCCAATGTACTTTCGGCAAATGTCAGCTGTTTGCAATCGATTTTCGATAGCGGCAGCGGCATCGGCATCGTAATAGGCATCGGCAGAGGCAGCGGCAGCGGCAGCGGCAGCGGCATCGGCAGCGTCAGCGTCAGCGTCAGCGTAAGTGCCATAGGCAGTTGCATAGGCAGCATCTAACTCCTCGCGTGTTGCCCTGCCTTCGCCAAAAGCAATCGCGGTGTCAACTGCTTTAATGCTTCTATCGTCCTTCAATAAGTGCCTAACGGTGTTGGCGCAATGTCCCTTTGCAAGTGTAAGCGGTTGCAGTCCAATATCGCATTTGGATGCGAGCCACAACAACCAATCGCCGCGGTGGCAGGTAGCGACAACCTCCTCCACTGTTTTATTTGCCGCCCACTCAACTGCATCGGAGCAGGCGTTAATAGATTTCAAATATTCTGTAAATGTCATTGATTTAAGGGTTTAGTTTGTGTTTGGTTGGCAACGTAGTTTAACGCGGCGCGAATCGTGCCAAATCGCGCTCGGCATAAGTTGAGGGTGTCAGCCTCGCAGTAAACGGAAGTAAGTTGCATAAGGGGTTTAACGGTTTTTTTGGTTGTGTTTTTCATCGTGTTTGTTTATGAGCGCAAATATATATATAAATATGAATGTTTGCGCGTAGGCGGTGAAATACCACCAACCAGCATCGGTGTGGATGGCGCAGATGAAGCAGGTCATCAATAGGAACGCGGTGTAGGTCAGGGCTTTCATACGGCAAATAGGTCGTAAAAGTTTTCAAGTGGTTGCTGGAAGTACATACATATCCACCGCGCGTGCGAGTACGGCGTTTCAAAAATGTACTCGTTTTTGGTCAGCCAATAGGTAGCACGTTCTTGCTGGTCGGCTGGCAACGCGTTAAGTTTAGCGCGCACTTCGGGTTTAAGTTTGTCAAGTAGGGTTGTCATTGGTTTAGTTGGTTAGGTGTTTAGCTTGAAGGATGCGGCCATACAACGCCCAGTCGAAGCGCAGGGGTTGTTTGATTTCCGCAGGTGTCGGCGTTGGTGTGGTGCGCAGTTGCTTGCGGATGTGCGCAAACCACGCGTCAAGGGTGAAGGTGTGTTTCATTGGTTGGTTGGTTTAGGCATTGGCAGTGGTGTGGATGAACGCTGGAAGCGGATGAACCTGAACCAGTCGCGGTGTTGCTTGCGCCACACTGCTTCGGCAATCTGCTTTGTTCGGGTTGAATTGGTGTTCGCTTCAAAGATGTAATTCACGTGAAGCGCGTACATTCCGCTGGGTTGCTTGTGGATGTACGCATCCACCACCTTGCCATTGTCAAGCGTGATGGGTGTGTGAGCGATGATGTCGTGTTGCATTTGGTTTGGGTTTAGAGGGTTGAAAGAATGCGCGTTGACAAGTCGCGCCCCTTGTTGGTTGGTTTATTTGCTGGCCACTGGAATTGTGTGAATTTTTACACCATTCTCAAAGGTGATAATGGCCTCACCAACTTGGCGTAGGTTGTTAGCGAAGCAATAGCAGAAGGATGCAACAAGGCTCATTCCAAAATCTGCGTAGTTCCACTCTTGGTCGTTGATGCGGATGATTTCTTGGTTTTGAGTAGTCATTGTTTTTGGGTTTAGAGGGTTAGTGTTTTTTTTTCCGTTTTGGTATATGCAAATATACATATATATATAAACACGAACCAAATGTTTTTTTATTTTTTTTTCTGCGTTTCCAGCGTCCTAACGCACATTCCAAAAAAAAGTTTAGAAACGACCCCTTCGCGAAGCCTTGATTACAGCCGCATCAGCCGAAAAGCCGCAATCGAAAGCACCAGTCCGAGTGCCACTCCGAACCACACAAACGCCATCCGATTCTTGCGCTTTGCAGGGGTAACTTTCACCACGCGCTCAATCGTTACCGTGTCGCGCTCTACGAAGCGTTGTATGACCGTATCTCTGCGCAGTTGGATGCGAATACCACCCCGATAATTTGATGCGCTTAAAACGCTTGTTTTCGTGCTGTCCGTTAATCTGAACTTCCGTAGGATGCCCATAGAATCGCAGGGGTTGTCGATGAATAGTTCGGTATAGCGCGGCACCTCAATCATAATGCTGTCCTTTTGCACTACCGTACTGGTGCGCACTTCCACTGCCTTTCGACAGCATCCAGCCAATAGCAGGCTAAATATGAGCGTACTCGCTTTTTGCATCGAATGACGGACAGGCTTTGTTTACGCGTGGGAAGTCGCGGTGGCCTTGAATCTGGGCGTTGGGGTACTTGGCACGCCACGCGTGTAGGACTTGGCTGAGTGCGTCCTTTTGCCCCTGCGTCCGATTGTCCAGCGGATTGCCACGCGAATCAATGCCGCCAATATAGCTGACGTGTAGGCTAACGCTATTAAAGCCAGCCACCCCATTACAAATCGCATCGTCCTGCGCCAAAGTGATAACCTCGCCATTTGCCTTGATTATTTTGTGGTAACCATTCGCTTTCCACCCGAGCCGTTCACGCCAGTACCGCTGGATGCTTTCAACGGTTGTGCTTTGTGGTGTGGCTGTGCAATGCACCACGATGTACTTAATGGTTCTCATTACGTTGTATGCAGTTTAACCACCCACTCAGTCCTGTCGCGATTCTTCCCATTGTCCTCCGTTGTCCGCAGGCGCTCCTGTTGCAGGTTCAGCCAATAGCCACCAAGTGGTTTAGGTGAGCGACCTTTTTCAACGTGGAAGCCACCTTCACCAGCACCGTATTCTTCCTTGTAGGTAGATGTGCGCACCTGATGTACACGCCTCTGCTGGATGATGTCTTGCGTTCGGTTGAAGTATTGCACCACATTGACGTGATGGTAAAGCTCGTGAACGTGACCTTGCCACGTCAGGTCGTAGCCTTCAACAAAAGACATAATGCGTTGGTCTTGGATGACGCCCTTGGTCACTGGGCCACCTCCGCCTGAACCGTGATAATAGTGGATGACGAAGGCGCGATGCAGGCCGCTACGAATTTTCCCCACCACCTTTAACGTGCCGCCGTAGCCGCCCAATTGCAGGTTGCTTTGGTTCTTGTAGTTGAATATCGACTGGAACATTTGAAGCGGGTCAAACTCCATATGCTTAATAATCTGCGTTTCGTGGTTACCGTAGCCAATAAGCAATAGGTTATCCTTGTAAGGACTAAACCACTCGACCGCATCTTCCACAACCGCCTGCAAATAGTTGCCTTTGTTGTGTTCGGGTCGGATGTCATCCTTGCTTTTTCTCGGGTCACCTTTGCCTTGCATCAAGCAGAAGAAGTCACCGTTTACGATGATTCCTGCACCCTTCGCCTTTGCCGCGTCCAAGTCTTTTTTTAGGAGCGGCCTGTTGCATTTGGGGTTGTCAAAGTGCAGGTCTGAAATTAGCAGTAAGTTCAGTTCGTCACCCGCGTAGTTCAGGGTGTGGATGTTGGCCGCGTTACGCGTTATTATCACTGGATAGGGTCTTTAATATTTTCGCCTCCAACACTTCCGCAATCTTCACTCCTGAAAAGCCCACAAGGAACGCCAAGCCGTACTGGATGTTGGGTGCGTTGATGTTCAAAAAACCAATCAGCACAGGCGCGAGGTATGTCGCGCACAATGAACCGCTGAACACGCTGACCAGTTGCACCTTCCAATTCCGTTGCTTGGGAAGAAGCAGAAGCGAGCCGAGGAAGCCCGCGATGGTTAGGCCGATGTTGATGCCGATGGAGTTAAGAAATTCTTTCATTGTATTCTTTGGTGTATTGTTCGTCCCAGCCAAGGAAGGTATGTACGCCTATGGGTTCAGGCCACGTTTCAAACTGCTCCCAATCTGCATTGGGTTGGTCATCCCACAGCAGGTCCACGCAGTAGGTGTTGTCGATGTCGCCCAACTCAACGCAGGTGGCATCGGGTTGGGAAAGTTGATAGAAAGCCTCGAATTCGGCTTGGGTTGGGAAAGCGTATTTGCGGAAGGTAGCCATTTATAGTCGGGTTAGGTTTGCAAGTTGGTCATTGGATAGCCTTGTGGTGTAGATTGCGGCGGCGCGGATGCGGTCGTTAAGTTGAGTACCTGCACCTCCATCTGCACGCACGCCAAGTCCAAATACAGCGGAGGCTAATGATGGTATTGCGATTGTTTTTGTATCTCTTAAGGTGCCATTTACATACAAAGCCGTTCCACTTGCCGCAGAATTATATCCGACCGCTATTTTTTGTATACCTGATGTCAATCCACTTGCGGTAGTTGTAACCGCTACGCCACCTGATGTTGCAACAAATTCAATACTTGTCCCTGCTGAATTTATTTCAAGTGACAAAAGGTTGTTACCATCGACACGCATATTGACAATGCGTCTTGCCGCACTTGACGCAAAATTCCTCACATCCACCTCCGCATAAATCGTACCCTCGGTCTGCCCTATCAGCCCACTAACAAGCGCCCCCGATGCGCTGATGACATCAGCGGCACGGCTTACTGCTGCTGTCGTTGTGGGGATGTATGTGGTCGCGACGCTGCCTGTTTCGAATTGTGCGCCCCAAGTGTATGCAGTTAAGTTGAGCGCACCTGATGCGGCGAAGGACAGACTGCCGCTTGTGGCTGCCATGTTGAATAATACTTGCCCCGATAAGTCGCCTGATGCAATAGTGTATGGTGCTGAAATAAGCCTATACCATCCATTTCCGTAATCTTGGATACTTGCACCTGCGGTTATTGCCGTACCGCTTGCGAGGTTAAAATAGGAAATTGCAGTACCACTTGCTCCTGTAAATAATGAAAAACTAATCGCACAAAAATCGAGAGGATTAGTTGCTCCACGCTTTACAAATAAACTAAAAGTGTGAGCGCCTGAAGCGGTTGCGACAATTTGTCCCCCTGAATAATAAGCATTTTGACTCGTTCCGCTCGCTGCACCACCGACATACTTGGTTATACTGCCACTCGTTCCGTCGGGTGCAAGAAAGTCAGTGCTGCCTGTTGTAATGGTCATTCCACCTGATGCCGCAGGTGTATCTTGTGCCGTCATCTGATTTACCCAACGAGCCACATTCTGCCCACTCGCCTCCACCAACAATGCAGGGCACGACTGCCCCAGCCAATCGATGCGCGGCACTCCCGAAGCTACGCTCTCAATCAACCCGCTGCTATTCACCCGCGTCGCCGTTGTGTTGCGGCTGACGGCGAACCGCATCGTGCTGTCCTCCGCCACAAATGGAGGCACGTCTTGGTATAGGTTGCCAGCCTTGTAGAACTGCGGGACAATCAGCAGCGAAGGCGTTGATGGCAGTCCGTCAGTGTAAACGTCTTGGCCTCTCGCCACCAAGCAGCTGCCTGTCCCAGCGTTTTCGTCTTCAACAGTAGCACCTGCGCCCTTCGCGCCTTCAAGCGCTGCTGCCCACTGCGTCTTGTAAGGATTCGTGCCGTGTTGAGCGACAAACGGCAAGCCGTAGCCAATGCCTAAAGCCATCAGACCGCGCTTACGATGGTTACGCCCTGCATCGAATATCCGATCACACTGCCTGCGTTCAGCGTCACGGCGGCGATCCTACGTCCGTTGTTGGCGGCTATTATCATACCCGGACTGAACGCCTGACCAGAAGGAAATAAGCCGATGCCACCACCACTCACCGCAGTCATCATATTCGTTCCGTTGCTATCCGTGAGCGTCGTAAACTTCGCCTCCTGATTGACGACCAACACGTCATAGGTGCGACCTGTCACCGATGAAACCGCGCCTGCGCCAACTGCCAGCACTTCGGCTGCCATTCCGCGCCCAAGCAGCGCATCCATTTGTTGTCCTAAATTCATTGTATTTTTCTTTAGTTGTAAATATCGTTTTGCCTGATTCTATGCAATTCTGTAATCGTGTTTTTAACGCGTCGGTATTTGGCAGACGTTGCGGCTGAATGGCAACTCAAACACGACCGTAGCCTGCCACCCTGCGACCTTGTCATCGCGTGCCTCCACGAAGCGCGTAGCACTCACCGCGCCTGTGATCGTGTAGTCGCGGTCAGGGTCATCGGTGAACTCCGCGACGAAGTCCTGCATGATACGCAGGGTGTCGCTTAACACCTCATCCTCGTTGTCAGTCCACCGGTAGACGACGCTGCCACTGATCGTCGCATCCACGCCGCGAAGGTCTGCCACCCTGTCCATCACAAGCACGCTGACGGTTAGGTTAGTCGCGCCAATAGGCATTGACGCGCTCTGCGCATCGACGAACAAAAGCGGGTAGATGACCCTATCCCTGTCGGTTGTCCGCAGGTTGATCACGTTGTCCGTTCCGATCGCCAGCGGATCGCCGAAACCCACCGCGTTCAGCTGCAGGTGCGACTCCGCGAAAGCTATCAGGTCGTTTTTGATTGTCACCCAACTGCTCATAAAATTGCTTTAGTTTGTTTATGTTTTTGCTATGCGCCATTAAAAGTAGTTGCGTCTGTTTTCCGGGTAGTCCAGCGGATCGCGATACCTGCCCCTGCGCCCCAGCACCATGCCGGTCTGGTAGGCGCTGTTGGCTGGGTAGATCGTGTCAATGGCGACAGGAGGATTATCGAATAGCGGAAACAGCGTGTGGTTCTCCTGCAAATAACGCGTGATGCGCTCGGTGTACCACTCCGCATCGTCGCGGCTTTTGTCCATCAAGCGCGTCATCTCACGTTCGCTCATTGGTGACGACTCCGTGCTGCTCCTACGATCCATGCCCTTGTTCATGAATTTGAAGGCCAGCACCATCGGCAGTTCAAAGTACATCCACTGAATGATCGCTGGCTGAATGTAGGTCTGCATCAGCGTGGTGTTGTTCGCCGACAAAGTTCCGGCAATGACCTGCGTCACGAGTTCCGCGTAAAGCGCCGATCCCACCGCTGGCTGGATGTGCATCTCTTGCACCTTGACGATGGTGGGACGTATCTGCGTGTAGCTGATGTTCTCGGTTATTACGCTGTTTTCGAGTAGCGTGTTCTCGCTTATGAATAGTGCCTTGCTCATTCGACAATTCTTTCAACTTGTGTACCTTTTTTTATTACCAACTGCTGCACCCACATATGGCGGCAGCTTGGCCGGTGCCTGCCATCTTCCAGCGTCAGCCATCCGCCTCT